GGATAGTTGCATAGGTAGAAACACTAATACGTGTAATTGTCAGGTCAGCCTGTGTGGATGCATTACCACCACCTGTACGAATAACGTGTTCTAGCAAATCTACTGTGTCGTCGGGCAGTGCGTACGTAGCTAAACCTTGTGTCAGAGTAAGCGTCCCCTGCTCAAACGTCCACATGTTAATGCCACGGTTTGCCCAATCAGCAAATAACAAATTAAGCGAACGGCGGGCAGTGCGTAAGTCGTAACCCGTGCGTAGTTCAGAGCCCGCACGCTCAAATGCTTCCTCAACAATTTCCGTGAGGTCAAGATTAAACGCTGCGGTTCCCGAAGTGGTCATCTAAATCCTGCCGTTTTCTTTGCGATTGATTTTGGTTGCGCTACGAATTGTTTTCCGGCTTTTTTGCCAGCACGTTTCGCACGCGTTGTCGCAGCGTATTCACTAGGGCTGAGACTTTTGATCGCAGCACTTGGAAGGTATCTTTCACCAGTGTCAGAAGATTTTTTACCACTTTTGGTTCTCCATTTTTGGTCGCCCCAATCCTTCAATGATTTTTGAGGCGCTTTCAATCTCGGTAACCCCCGCCAGCCGCCTTGTACTTCTTGGCAACTAACTGAGCTTTACGCGCTGACCACTGACCTGCGCCAGTTCCCTGCGTTGCTGCGGACTTTACTTGGGACACAATCCTCTTGCGTAGGCTAGGTTTTGTGTAATTGCCCGCTGCATTGACTTTACCACCTTCAGCATACTGTGTGAAGTCAGTGTCATCCCGCCGCGCTTTACGCTTGCCCTTGGGCATTTTGCTTGGGCTAATATCACCCATTCCACGGGATACCATCATGATTACACCTTTAGCAAATTTTGCAGTTAGTTTTGCCTTTGGTGGCAATACCGTCAGCACGGCTGGAGGCGGTCATACCACCTTTGGCGTAACCTTTTTGTCCACGAACAGCGTCGCGTGGATCTTTCTTTTTAGGCGCTTCTACCGTGCTAGTTAAAGACTTAGAGTAAGCTTTCTCGGTGGCCTCGTTCATTTTGCGCTCGGCCATCTCTTCCCGCGCTGCTTTTTCTGCTGGACTCATGTTAACTCCTTAGCAGGCTTTGCCGCCCATGTTCATCTTGACCATCTTGCCCTTGGTTTTACCCTTAGACTCAATGCCGCCGCCTTTAGCCATACCGCCTTTTTTCATGCCCATCATAGATGTATCAGCCATAGGCGTAGGACGCTTCATGCCGTCTTTAGCCGTACTCATACCTTTTTTCATCGTAGGTTTGCCCATCTTTGTAGCCATAGTATCACCGCCTTCTTTCATTAGTGACATCTTCCCATGAAGTGTCTTGGGTTTGTTAATCTTTTGAAGGTCAGGGCGGGCCGTTCTGCCAGCACCAAACTTCACGCCTTTGCTCTTCTCACTAAACTCTTTTGCAACCGATACAGGAACGTCCGCAGCCTTTGCAAACTTTGGATTGTGTGCAGCAGCATCCATGAACTTCTTTTGTTTTTCACTCTTCGCTGGCATTTGAACTCCTTGAACGCTTAGTCATTTCACGCACGGTGTCAGACTCCCAAATACGAAGCCCAAGATAAATGATTGTGAACAAAGAAGCCAAAGGCGGAAGCCACGTAGCCATAACGCCAACAGTTGTTAAAACTGCTGCGCCATCTGCTACTGCTTTAGCTGTGTCATGTTGAGTCATATCAGCACTTCCATGCCCTAAGTGATTTGTTTATGCGTGAGTCTGGGTCTTTGGCGGTCTTTGGGGACGTCAATTTCTTTTTCATCCCTTCCATCCTCGCACAGAAAGAGTCTTTGCGGGAGCCGCCTTCTGGCTGGGGAGGTTTCAAGTTCATGCCTTGCTTTTTCGCGGAGGCGCGACCCTTGGCGTTCAAGCCGCCCTTGGGGTTCTTGCCTTCTTTCCTCTGCCATGCTGGACTCTTAGCCATAAAACACCGTAATTTTTGCATCAGTAGGCAAAGTTACGTGGACATCCGTATAGAACAAAATACCTTCGCCGGGTATCGTAAACGACAGCGGATTTGTTGGCGTGGCAGCAATATTAAACTCCAAACGAATAGTGCCTCCTGAGCCACCATCACGAAGAATAATGTCGCCTGCCGTACCGCCAGTTAAAAACTGATAGCCTTTGACTCTAGTACGCCCAGAAATCATAGTACCCGTAGCTTCTACGTGCGAGGCTTTTACGTCTGTCTGCATCATAATTAATCTCCTTAAAAAAGGGGCCGAAGCCCCTTGGGTTGATTAAGCGATACGAGAGAACACGTATGCAGTGGCGCTAGAGAACATGATGCGGAAGCAAGCAATGCCAGTTACACCAGAGGGCACAGTCAACAGGCCTGCACCAGCACCAGAGCCAGCGGCAGCGGCGGCAGACAAGATACCGTTTGTAGCAACAGCCACAGTCACGGTGTTTGCGCCAGCGGTGTTGTCAACGTACAAGTCCAGCGTAGTGCCACGGGTTGCGCCCAAAGCTGTACCAAGGTCTGTACCAGTAGGCAACGTGATGGTGACTGTTCCAACAGAAGTAGAAGTGATGTAGCCTGTAGCAACTTCTGCTGCGGTGGCTGTAGCCGTTGCGTTGATAGCAGCGGTTGTTGGGTGATTTTGATCTGTGAAAACCAGATTTGAAGCCGTTACAGTTGTAGCGGCCAAAGTAGTCACGCTAGTAGCTGTGCCAAACGTAGCGTCAACTGTAACTGCGCCAGTGTTTGGGTTGATGGTGATAGATTGAAAGCCATTTTGCGACCGCACTGGGCCGTTAAACGTGGTATTTGCCATGATTTTTTCCTTACATACAAGTTAGGCGCATCAATCTGTATGTCGTCAGCCGGGACTGTTTGATGCACCGGAAAGCCCGGATTGAGATCAATATACACCAAAAGAAAAGGGGGCACAAGGCCCCCCTTCAAATATTTCCTAAGAAATATTAGGCTGAACCGGGTGAACCGAAGGTACCCAATGGATCAGACCAACCGAAGCTATAACGCTCACGGGCTTTGTAACGAACGTTACCTGTGTCGAAGTCACCGTCCATCTTGTTCTCCAAAGGAGAGCGGATGAAATGCTTCAAACCGTTAGGCACATCAGTAGTCAAATACCAGCCGTTTGTGTCGGTCAGGTAGTGGTTAATGGTGTAGCCTTCAGGGATTGAACCGTTGTTCTTCAACGCATTGATGTCGTTGTCAGCTGTTCCAACACGGAGGCTGGTTTCTAACAAACGAGTAGCAACGAATTGCAGAGCTGGGGGAACAATCAATTTCTTGGGCTTAGCAGCGATCAAAAGACCACGCTCGTCTGTCCAAGCAGCGATTTGAATAACGGCGGCTTCCAAAGAAGTCTCGTTCAAGTCAGCGGCTGTAGAAGGACGATTGCTGTTAGTGCCACCAGAAATCAGTGGGTGAGCAGTGCTGAACAAAGGTACACCATCACCACCAACATAGGCTGAGCTAAAACCGTTGTTGATAACGGCGGCAGCTTTAACCTGCTTGGTGTAAGCCATAGCGCGAGCCAATGCTTTGGTGTAACGAGCTGACAAAGAGTCATACAAGTTATCTTCCACAGCTTCTTCAGTGATGGAGAAGCCTAAAGCGATGGTTTCGTGGTTATAGCGAGTTGTCCATGCCTCTTGTGCATTGTCATAAGCGATGGCAGAGCCCTCGTTCTTAACAGGTGCAGCAGAGAAGCCAGACAGCTTGGTCTCTTCTTCGAAGGAACGCTCAGAGGTCTCTGTTTCGTAGAGTTCTTTGTGCTCTTCGCCGTAGCGTGCGTACTCCATACCGAACAATGCGTTCAGGCCGGGGAGGAGTTCCTTAAGTAGTTGTGCGCGTGAAATTGCCATTTTAAGTTACTCCTTAAGCAATGCTGGTACCAGCATAGTACTGATGCTGACCAAAATTGATCTTGACCAAGATCTCTGGGTACTGCATAAGCACTAGCGTAGAGCTAGCGGCAAACGCAACAGCGGGAGCTTGATTCAAAATAAATGTGGTAGCACCGGCGGCTGCTGCGGTGTCGACAAAAGAACCGGAAGAAATGTACTGTCCATTTGAATCCAGCGAACCAACGTCTGTACCAACAGGCAACGCGAACGGCAAAGCCGAGCAAGTTACGGTAGCGGTAGAAATGCTGGTATAAGTTACTGTACCAAGCGAAACAGCCGTGTCGGTCACCAAACCAAGCACGCGGACGGGCAAGGAAGAAGTGGTGGCAGGCGTATCGCTAGGTGCAAGAATAGCGTTCTTAGAATTGCCAGTTGTAGTGCTACCTGTGTTGTTAATCATGGCCAAATTTTGACCAATCATGGCGCGAGCGCCAGAAGCAACAGCAGTAGTAGCAGAACAAACAACACCCTTGAACACTTGGTCAGGATCGTCAGCAACAATAGCTACTGCATCACCAGCCGCAGTTGACGCGGGCCAGTATTGCGAGAAAGTCAACTGTTTAGTGACGGGGTTTGTGTAACGGCATCCCAAGAAGATACCTGTTTGATTGCCTGCTGTGCCAGTAGACACAGACAGACGCACGATTTCACCACGAGACAATCCTACGTAATCACCGTAGAAAATTGCTGTGCTGTAACCGTTAGTGATCGGGTAATCACGAGTAGAACCCGCAAATACCTGACCTCCGATCAAATTGATCGGTTTTAGCCCGTAAGGGGCGTCAACAACCGGATAAGCCATAAAGGACTCCTAAATTTAAGTACCAGAACCGAAAGTGACCTTGGTTCTCTTCTCGGAGAAAAGAGGCATCCTAGGATCATTTTCACGAAGGAAATTATTGTCTACTGAATCCACCTGAGACTTGTTTAGGTTCTCGTAGTACTGGGCTCGTTGAGCCATGAACTCGGTTGGGATACGGCAGAGCAATAAACCGCCCACTTCAATGTTGCCTTTAAAGCGACCTTCAGTGGAAGCGTGCATCATGAGCTCGGGATAGTCTTCACCTTTGCAGGGTTCGTATCCTTCGCGTAACTTTGAAGAAATGTTACTTGGATCAGCAGTTCCCATAGTACTAATACGTACGTATCTATGAGTCCAACCGGGGCGATCGTTAGGCATAGGCAAAGTCTCAGGAGGACGCCACGCTGTTGGGCGAGCGAATGTTTCCCGAGTGTCTAGCTCACGAGCTAAACGATTTTGTGTCTTTCCAGACGTCAAAGCTTGATCCATAATTAACCTCTTTTAAGTTGAGCAACCTGTTTAGCGTATTCTTCCAAAGGAACCCCAAGACGGCGAGCGATCGCTGCTTCTGATGCCTTCAACCTAATACGATTAGGCGGTGTGCTACGGGAGGCGGGTGCCACCACATTAGCGGGTTTTGTTGCACGGCGCGGAGGTTCATCCTCGTAAGCCGGTTCTGATGCCTTTTTCGAAGGAGCATCATCTTCATAGCTCTGAGCACCATCATAGTACTCAGGAAATCGTCGACGCATTGTAGCGTCTACTCGTTTGTAGTACTCATCAGAGCCCACAAAGTTAGCACCATGTTCCTTTGCCAGCTTTTGATGCAACCCAAGGGCGGATGCTGTCATTTCAGGATCGGTGCCAAACCAAGTGTTTTTCTGCATCCAACTTTCATCTTTTGGAGTAACAGAAGGTTGATTTGTACTACGTTGTTGTATTTGTACATCTTTTTCTTCCGTTTGTAAAGGCCTCATGTTCTGAACTTTGTCTAAATTCAGTGTTGCCCGTGAAACTTCTGCCTGTGCATCGACCACAGCATCGGAATCTCCGGACTCATAAGCCTCTTTATATTTCTTTTTGGCGTTCTCAAATTCCAGCTCAGCGGAACTCTTTGACTGCTCAATGTACGCTCTTGACCCAAGCTCAACTTGCTGTTGGAGCCTGCGGTTTTGCTCCCACAATTGCTTAGTCAGCTTTTCAGCCGCTTCGCGCTCGCGCAGTGCTTCTTCTTTAGCGCGGCGCTCATCGTGGTAGCCACGTGTAAATTTCTTTAGACGGGTCTGGACTTTCTCGTCATAAGAGGCGAGTTCATCTTCAGTTGGGTCTTCAGGTGGTGAATCATCGGGCTTGCGGCCACGATCTTTTCTAGGTGTGTCGTCTTCGATTTCTACATCAAATCCGCCATCATCCTCTACTTCGGGTTTACCCTTAGCTTCTTCAACTTCATGAGGAAACTTAAAGTCATCTTCAAACTCAGTTTGTGCCATTAGTTACTCCTTATGCTGCACGTGTAATTCCACGGGGATCTTCCACAACTGCTTCAACCGAATCATCATTTAGGATGCGGAATTCACGGCCATGGATCTTCAGACGGGTGCCTGAATTTGGACGGACGATGATAAAATCACCTTCCTTGCAACTCGGCCCGCTAGGGAAACGAGTGGTATCTTTATAGCAGTCAGGCCCAAGCTTGACGACAAATAGAACAGGAGTGAGTACTTCCTCATAGTGCATAACTTGGCTTGACTTAATCAGACCAACTTCACTATCAGCAAACTCCTCCATTGCTTCCGGTACTACACAAAGTAGATGAAAAGTTTTGGGGTCAGGCAACTGCTTAGCTTTGTCTTCGGCTGGTTTGTTAAGAATGCCAGACAGGTCTACAGCAGCGACGTTAAATTCAGTCATCAGATTTCTCCATTTTTTGCACAAGATCATTAATTGCGTTTTCTGCTAGGTTAAGACCTCGGATTACCCCGCAGATGCTTCGATATTCTTCAATGTCAGCGGCTCTACCGCTTGCAACATGAAAAGCTTGCTCTTCCCTTAACTTCTCAATCTCTTTGGCAACGTGCGCCAATAGCTTGTAGTCGTTCAATCTTTCTCCTTCTTAGTGGGCTTTTGGTTTGCTCGTTGCGCCGCCGCTTGGACAGCCATCTGAGCTTTGTGCTTGGCGATATCAGCGCCAATTCGAGTACCTTCAAGAAGCTGATGTTTCTGAAGTTTGTCTTTAGCAGCGGCAGCGGTTGCGCCCACCTGCATGGCCGCGATTTCTTTCTGAGCCGCAATACGTGACTCTTCGATACGAAGTTGATCTGCCTTAGCAGCCGCGTCAATCTGTTGCTTCTGTTGTTTAAGCTGCAACTCTTGCATCTTGATTTGCAGCTCTTGCTGCTGCATCTGAAGAATAGGATCTTGAGCTTGCTGCTGTGCTTGTTGTTGAGCCGCCATTGCTTGAGCTTGTTGAGTCATGCGAGTAGATGCTTGCGCAGAAAGTTGTGCAACTTGTGCAGCAACCTCTGGAGCCATATTTTTTTCTTGCTCTTCCGTAGGCAACAGTAAGCCAACTGTCTGCTCAATTTCTTTGCGGTATGCGTAAGCTAAGTGCTCGTTGATGTGTGCCATCATTGCCGCAGTAAGCGCTTGACCTTGTGGGGTCTGCCCAACTAAACCCATGATTTTGGGGTTCTGAAGCATGCTTGTGTGCACTGCAATATGAGCTTGGTGATCCTGCTCAATAAACGCTTTAACAGGTTTGCCAGTCAATACGTTCTGGTTCTCTTGCACTGGGTCAACAGGCTTAGCATCGTCCTCAATCGGGATAAGTTTGGCTGCGTTCTTAATGCCCAACACCTCAATCATCTGGCGGTGCAGTAAGGGAAGGTTATATAACTGCGGAGCAGTTTGCGCAAGTTGAAGTGCAGCTTGATACTGCACAATCTTCTGCGCCATCGTCGCAGCGTTTGGATCGCTCACAGGGATCACAGCGACCATGTCGTAGTCAGACTTCTTAGCGCGGCGTGAACCTTCAATTGGATCGTAGTCGTAGTCTTCTGGTGTGTAGTCAGCAATGATCGCTTTTAAGAGACGGAACTCTTGACGCATCGAGTAGTGCATACGCGCTTGCACTGCGCCCATTACTTTTAACTGGCGCTCTAATAGAGCAAGCGTAGTGCCTACGGGTGCTTGCGCACTCATGTCGCTTACATTCATATCTCCTGATGAGGCAAACTGCCTACCCTCTTGCACAATGTTCTGGAACAAAGCGAAGAGAACCTGACTGGGTTCCTTGTACGGCAGAGGCAAGATATTGTCTCTAATTGAACCACTGGGTACGTCAACATCACGAAACTCTCCCGGTGCGATAGGGGTGTCGTCGCCTTTGACTCTGAGGCCCCGTGACTTGAGTCCGCCCGGTAAGTTAGATAGCGTACCTGCATCAACGAGCTGCCTGATGAGCATGGTCGCGCTCTTCGCATATCCGCCGATAAGGTGAATGAGACCATATCCATAAAAGCCAAACCCCGGGATGTATTGATAGTGGACAAAGTGCTGGCGCTTGATGTGCAACTCATCATCTTCGTACCAATTGCGGCGAATAGCAAGAATCTTAGTTGTCGCTTTTTCAACAGTCACAACATACGGCAGTGCTATGCCCGTCTTCTCACCATCTTTATCTTTGTGCTCGTAGCCTTTTAAGTCAAGGTCAACGTGCATCTCAAGGATGCGGAACCTCTCATCCTGCACCGCTGACATGCCCATCTCTTCAGCTTTTTGCTTCTCAATATCATCAAGCTCACCGGTGGGTTCACCTAAATCTACGTCGCTATAGAACCCAGCTTCTTGTAGCTTAAGAACTTCATTCTCAGTCTTACGCATCACGTGCGTAACGCGCTCGGCACGCTCTAAGTTAGACGCGCCGTAAGGAACAACAATGTCTTCTGCGGGGATGAACATTGCAACTTGACGTCCAATGCTTGGGTCGTAGTAGACCTTCTTAAACGCTGAGCCAGACAGAGGTAAATTCCACAACAGCTTCTCATGTTCTGGGCGATACTCAACCATCACCTCAGTGAGTTGGTAGTTCATATCCTCGCGCACGCGAGTAGATGCATCTTCTTTGTCAGGTGTATCCTTACCAAGAATCTGCGTCTTAACTGGGCCAGCAGCGGGGAACGTCTCCATAATGCCTTCGCTCTGGAAGCGCACAACAGACTCAGTGAGCATGGGGTGAAACACGCCACAAGCCCCGTTCCATGGCTCTGTTCTTTCCTCGTATTTGAGACCCAGTAGCTTTAAACCTTCTACGTAGGTTCTGATCCAATCTTTGCGGTCATTGATATCTTTGTCAAAGTCAGAGACTAATTCACCACCCAATGCATCAAGTGCACTGTCATCCATGAAGTCAGCCAAATTAGCATCAAAGTCTTCACCACCGGTTTCCTCATCTGGGCTTAACTCAATCTCAATATCCCCCATGCCGATACGTACGCTTTCTGGGTCTTCGATCTCAATTTCCAGTGGAGGAGCCATACTCATGTCTTCCGCAATACCCAAGGGGGCTGCGTACAAACCTTTGTCCATAGAACTTGTTGCCATTTTTAATCCTTAAACTGTGTAAAACCGCTCACGGCGGTGGCTCTTAAACCATTGAATCTCTTCAGGCTCGTCGCTTGGTAAGCGTAGGAACCCACCCTGCCGAAAGCGCATTAACGCTAGTGTTGTTGCGTCAACCAAGTCATCATGCTCGCCTGACGGAAACGCCCCAATCTCATCGACTAATTCTTCAGCCCAACGAGTCTGCGGCACCCATACTTTTCCACTGGCAATAATATCGCTTACTGAGTTTAAACGGGCAATTTTATCTTGCCCTTTACCCGGCGTGTATTCCTGAACTGGAATACCCATCGCTCTTAGGTCGTAGATCAGCGGCGCACCAGACGCCTTCTTTTCCACAATTAATGAGTCAGGCTCATACTCGTTGTACTCACGCAAAACATCTCTTTTTAACTCGGGGAACTCAACACGTTTTTTATATGTGTTGAGGAGGATAATATTCGGCGCAAAGTTATCTTCCTCACAGTTGAAAATACCCCAAGTTGTCCCTGCGGAATAGTCAGCACGTTGAGTTTTCTCGAATGCTGTATCCCATGACTGCAAGATATAGTCACACTTAGGAGGATTGTCTTTTTCCCACCATTTCCACCAGTCTCGTTTGATAATTGCACTCTCATTACCTACTGGATTCTGTTGATATTGTGCTTGCCATTTAGCATTTGGGAGCTCTTCTCGTAAAGCTGCAAGCTCGTCTTTACTCCAAAACTGCGGCCAAAGTGGGTTTCCAGAGGGCAAAATAGCAGGAAATTCGATCACTTCCCACTCTTCTCCAGACCTTTGAGCCGCGCTTTTAACCACTTGTCCGGTCAAATCCCGTGCCGCCCACCGCGTCATAACAATAACAATAGAGCCGCCCGGTTGCAGACGCTGGCGCGGGCCAGACGTATACCACTCATACACCTTGTCATACACTTCTGGGTTCGAAGCTGCCATCGCAGCCTCTTGTTCTGAGTGCGGATCGTCAATAATTAGGATATCGGCACCCTTTCCGGTCACGGCACCGCCTACACCGATAGCAAAATAGTCGCCGCCCTTGTTAGTGTTCCATCTACCAGCCGCTTTTGAGTCAGCTTGCAGCCCAACACCCGGAAATATCTCTGTATATACGTCCTGATCGACTAAATTTCGCACTTTTCGACCAAAACCCACCGCTAATTCGGCTGTGTGGGACGTCTGGATGACTTTTTTCTCTGGAAAGTTGCCTAAAAACCACGCTGGCAGCAAATATGAGGCAAATTCGCTCTTTGTATGGCGGGGTGGCATATTAATTATGAGCCTTTTGCACTCCCCACGTGCTACACGCTCAAATGCCTTGGCCATTCTCTTGTGATGTGAGCCCTCAATAAAGTTTGGCCACACCTTTTTTACAAAAGCCATGAACGAGCCTCTAGCCTCTTCCCTACTAGCAAGGATCTCCTGCTCATCTAACGATACGATGAGGTCACGGAGCTGTGCTTCAGGAAGATTTGGCAGTATCTTCAGTAGATTCTGTAGTTTCTGGCGATCCATCTTTTACTTTTTTAGCTTCTAGCTGGGCTAGCTCATCATCGTCGTCGATGCCTAGGTCTTTTGTAATATCTTTGGGGGTCACGTCTGTTATGCCTACAGATAGTAGGCGGTTAATCTTTTGTTCAATAACCTGTTGAAGATCACTAGATGAGCGATGTGTAATAGTGATTTCGGATTTCTCGGAGAACGCACCGATATCTGACATTTTTCCGATGAGTTCTAAGGCACGAAGTTCTGACTTCGTATCCCCACAGGTGCTTAGCTCTAGCAGCCTGTTCATAATATAAGTACGCGCCTGCGTTGCGTCGACCACCACACGGTGGTCATACTCTGTTAGCAAAGCCGCTAGCTTAAGGGCTACGTTACCCTGATAGAGAGACGGTGGATTCGAGATCTCCTTATCCGCTCCATTCTTCTTTTGCTTCTTATCAAACTGCGCAAAGAGCTTGCGTGCTTCTTCGTCGTCCTCTTCCGTCATTTCAAACGGCATACCAAGCTCAGTCATTATTGTTGACGTCATAGCAGCAATACGTACATTTTCTTGGAGGGACTGACCTACCTGCTCGGAGAGCGAAGTTGGAACTGGATGTTCATTTGTAGGCTGTATTTCTGTCATAAGCACCAAAGTAAATTGGGGAATGTCAGGTACTAGCCGCTCGTCCGCAAGCTTTGAAACTTTTGCACGGCGTTCCCCAACGAGCCAAATGTAACAGATTCCAAAATTTTTGCAAAAATATTTTTTGACTTTCTTGATACTCTGATACCGGGGGGTGTTCTAGTGCAGAGTAATCTTACGCGCTCTGTAGAAAAA